CAAACATGGGCGGCAATGTATGTAAATCAATCCCCGTGGCTTGCGGGTACGATGCAATCCATGAATCTGGCGTCCAGTATTGCAAAAGAATTGGCAACATCTGTGACGCTGGAAATGGAAGTAAATATTAGTGGCTCGAAGCGGGCTGATTATTTGCAAGAGCAGATTACCCCACTACTCAGTAGTGTGCGTATTCAAGCCGAGTATGCCGCTGCAAAGGGCGGGCTTATCTTGAAGCCGTACATCAACGGTGACAAGATCACGGTGGATTTCGTGCAAGCCGATCAATTTTATCCTGTGGCGTTTGATGCCAATGGCAAAATCTCAGCGGGTGTATTTTCCGATCAAAAGACAATCGGCGGGCATTATTACACACGCCTTGAATATCACGCGCTCATGGCTGATGGATACCACATTGTAAATACCGCGTGGAAATCGTCAACAAAAGACGTACTTGGTAATCAAATTGCATTGGCAGATGTCGCAGATTGGGCAGACATTTTGCCAGAGGCAACTATTACCAATATCAAGGCGCCATTGTTTGCTTATTTCAAAATGCCGCTTGCAAATAATATTGATACATCGTCACCGCTGGGTGTGAGTATTTATTCCCGCGCTGTTGACCTTATCAAGCAAGCGGATCAACAATGGACAGATTTTTTATGGGAGTTTGAATCCGGCAAACGTGCATTGTACACAGATCCCCTGGCGTTTGAAAAAGACCCAACGACTAAGAAACCAAAATTGCCAGACCGCAGGCTGTACAGGTTGCTTGACCTGCAAGGCAAAATTGACAAGCAGGGTCTTTTTGAAGAGTGGTCCCCCACACTGCGAGAAACAAACATTCTCAATGGTCTTGACGCCATTTTGCGCCGCATTGAATTTGCGTGTGGATTCAGCTATGGTATTTTGTCCAACCCTGAAGCCGTGGCACTTACGGCAACTGAAATCAAAGCAGGCAAACAACGCTACTACGCCACTGTGACCGATACGCAAAAATCCTTACAGTCGGCATTGGATGGATTGATTTATGCCATGGATGTATGGGCTACGCTGGGCAATCTTGCGCCCGTGGGCACGTACTCCACTACCTATTGGTGGGATGACTCAGTAGTTGCCGATCACGATACGGCGTTTACTCAGGACTTGCAGGCGCTTGGGCAGGTCATGAGCAAGGTTGAATTTCGTATGCGGAATTATGGCGAGGACGAAGAAACCGCACGTAAGATGATTGCCATGATGGACGCTGAACAAAAGCCAGTATCCTTTTTTGAAAATGTAGGTGTGTAATGAAAAAAACTTTAATCACAACTCTAAGCATTGGTGCATTGATCGTTGCTGCAATTTTGGCGTTTACCGGTGATGTTTACACCATTAACCAAAGCGGCACTGCCGCTGAACCACTTGTTATTGACATGGGCGGCGAAACAATAACGTGTGTTCTCATCAAGGGGGATTATGTTGTATTTCAAAATGCTGTTGTCACTGGATGCAATACCTTCGGAATCCGCGTCAATGGCAAGCATGTAAAAGTTTTGAACAACGAAATATATGATGTAGCCCGCTCCAATTGGGACGGCTCGAAATGCTCAGGCGCGGGCGGGTGGGCTTCAGGTGTACGGGTTGCTGACACTTCAGATGTGGTGGTATCAGGCAATACAGTACATGGGCTTTGTGGCGAGGGTATTGGAATTTTACGAGCTGACAATATTTTGGTTGAAAACAACATTGTTTATGATGCGTTTTCAGTCAATATTTATTTAGATCAAACCTCCAATGCCGTGGTAAGAAACAATTATTCTTATTCCACGGGTGATGTTCGATTTTACAAAAATGGACAAGTAGCCCGCGGGATTTCCATTGGGGCGGAATCGTACTCAAATTGGAGTTTCAGCGTACATGACATTTTGATTGAAAATAATAAATTGGAAAAAGTGCGCGGAATAAACTACATTACTGAAACAAGCGGGACACCCTATAACATCGTGGTACGCAACAATACATTTATCAATGTACCGGCGCCACTTGTCAGTTTAGGATCGTGGGCTACTGTGGGAACTGTTACCCCTGGCACTTCAATCCCCCCCACTGTAACAAAAATGCCAACACGAACCACTACACCAACAAAAACACCTATGCCGGTTTTTACAATCACCCCCAGTTTGACACCGGCTCCGCAATTGATATGTGTACAGGCTTTGTCAGTTGTTGTTTGTAATAGGATGCCATGAAAGTAGTCACCAATGGTTTTGCCCCGCTGTACGCTGATAAGCATTTGAAAATCAAACTCCGAGATTGCTCAGAGGGTACGGTATTTGTGTTCACAGAGCAAACTACTGAGTACCAAAACAGGCTGTATAAATTCGTAACCCGCACATTGGAAAACGGGCAGGAATTATCAGGCTGGATGTACGCGGGTTATCTGGATGAATATCTGGAAAACTTACCGCGCAATGTGGTTGTGATTGACAACGCAACGGAAAACCCAAATGACGCATGGCAATATGCTGATTGGTTTGGACAAAAGCAAACCAATCTATGCGGGCAGATTTGCGCGGCGCGGGTGTTGGGTATTGACCTAAAAGACATCCTTGCTGAGTGGCAACAAGACGCACCCAAGAATTTTGAAAGTGTGTTCAATTTGTTTTCATCCAAAAAGGCACGCGGTACGGGTATTCCTGATTTGCAAAATTTATTTTCGGTGTTTGACAAGATTGCAATTCCGCTTGCTGATGTGTTCAAAGATGCGAACATCCCGAGCCGTGCTAAAAATGCGCCGTACATGCCGACTAAAACACATGAAATCATTCGTAATTATGACGTGATTGCAGGTTGCCACATCAACAACAACACCGGCGTTTTACAAGCCAGTGGCACGCTGCATTGGGTAGTGTTGGAATCCGTGCATTTAGACCGCTGGAAAATGGGCGCGGTGGGAATTTTCAATCCCTTTATGAATTCGATTGAATATTACTCATGGCGCGAATGGATTGCATCGGCGGGGTATCCCTACGGTGTGGCGATAAAAAAATAATGCTTACCTCCGATCAATTCGACGCGCTGACAGAACCAATCATGCGCCTCTACACGGATTATGAAACATCCGTGATTGAGGACATTGCACGGCGGCTAAAGAATTTGAATTTTGCTTCAGCCGCCTGGCAGGTGCAACGCCTCAGTGAATCGGGAGCGTTGTATAAAGACATTTTGAAAAAACTCTCCAAACTCACGGGGCAATCTGAAAGCACGCTCCGAGAAATTCTAAAACAAGCGGGCGTCAAGGCAATCAAATTTGATGACGCCATTTACAAAGCCGCTGGGCTGAATCCGTTGCCGTTGAATATGTCACCCGCCATGGTGCAAGCCCTGAAAGCGGCATTGGATAAAACCAATGGGGTAATCAACAACCTGACAAAAACCACTGTGTTGAACGCCCAGCAAACATTTATCAAAGCCGCTGATTTAGCATACTACCAAGTATCAACCGGTGCGATGTCTTACGATCAAGCGATTCGACAAGCGGTTAAGAAACTTGCTGCCGATGGGTTGGACGTGGTTGATTATGCAAGCGGGCACCGTGACAAAATTGACGTAGCTATGCGGCGGGCGGTTCTCACGGGTGTTGCACAAACGGCAAACACATTGCAAATGACCCGCGCTGATGAAATGGGATCTGATTTGGTTGCAGTTTCAGCGCACGTGGGAGCGCGGAATACGGGCACGGGTCCAGAGAATCACCAATCATGGCAAGGCAAGATTTATTCACGTTCAGGTACACATCCCAAGTACCCTGACTTTGTAAAATCCACAGGCTATGGCACGGGCGAGGGATTGGGCGGGTGGAATTGCCGACACAGTTTCTACCCATTTTTTGAGGGGTTATCTAAAAACGCATACTCACGTAAAGAACTAAATGAGTATGCAAGTAAAAAGGTCACATACCAAGGCAAGGAAATTGATTTCTACACAGCTACTCAGTATCAACGGGGTATTGAGCGCAAAATCCGCGAGTGGAAACGTCAAGAGGCGGCGTTACAAGCAGCGGGGCAAGATGCGTCATTTGAAACTGGAAAGGTTAAGCAGTGGCAACAAACTATGAGAGAGTTTATAGCTGAGACTGAATTAGACCGACAATCTGTACGGGAGCAAATAATAAAATGATTCCTGAAACTACATTTACCCAACCATTGCAAGGATTTTATTTTTCTGAAAATATGCCAATGCGCCGTGATGTCAAACGCGTGGTTATTGGTGATTTGCACTCGGGTAGCAACTACGCATTATTTTTACCCCGTGAGTGGCACGGCAAAAACACAAGTCACCTACCTCGTAGTTTGCAAATCAAAATCCGTGCGCACTTTGAAAGGTTCTGTGACAAAATCGCAGAAACACGCGGTGACAGCAAAATTGAACTAGTACACAATGGCGACGCAATAGACGGCGACCACCATCACAGCGGGGATGTATGCACAATCAACCCATTGGAACAAGCGGACATCCACATTGAATTGATGAACGAATTGCAACGGCGTATCGGCTGGCGGCGTGGTGACGAACTGTACTATACCCGAGGCACGCAAGTACACGTCAACGAAATGGAAACCTACATAGGCAAGGAATTAAACGCCGTGCCTGATGGTGACTTTTTCGTTTGGGATTTGTTGAAGCTGGAAACCAACGGCACAATGTCATGGTTTGCTCATCATGGACCAACTAAAGGCAAGGGAGCAAACGAAGGCAACGGCATTAGGAACTGGTTACGCAATATCTACATCGATGCACTAAAAGACAAAGAACGATGCCCCGATATTGTGTACACCAACCATGTGCATGACCCTGGGTATGATACTTTCATGCGCCGTGAGAAAATGGAATTCAACCAAGTGCATGGCATTATTGTTCCATCGTGGCAGGGTAAAACCGCGCACGCGCACAGAGTTGCATCTATGAGTAAAAATCGAATTGGTGGTGTGTATCACAGTATTTTGGCTGATGGTACGATCACAACTCCGCAGTTTTGCGTGATGGATACTGAGTAGTGGTATGGCAACTTGTGGCGCATTTTTATCCCTGCAAATGAAAAAGCAACGGGCACGCAAGCCCGAAAGAATTGCTGAAATCCGCGCACAGATGCGGGCGCATGTTCAATCATGCCCTGTGTGTTCTGGGCGGGTTGTAGTGTATCGAAAGCCAAGGGGGAGGAAGATACTACTGAGTATCAAAGGGTAAATCAAAAACCGCTTGCACAATGCAGGCGGTTTTTTTTGTCGGGGGTACTCTTGTCGTCCTAGAGCAATCGTGGGTACCGGAACGGCTCACCCTTCAATCAGGAATTCCATACACCGACATTTTTATTATATCCCAATGTACACGCTTTAGGTAATAGGCACGCCCCGCGCATGTGTATATCATTTTCACGAATGATAACCGCAGTCCTAAAGGATTGCGAACACCGGCAAGCCCTACCGTGACAGGGGCAAACACAGTTGGAGCGACCAACTCAAAAAGCGTAGTGAAAGGATTACAAACATGAAGCGCGAGGAATTAAAGGCACTGAATTTGACTGACGAACAGATTGAAAGCGTGATGGCGCTGAACGGCAAAGCAATTGAAAGCCATAAGACCGCCGCACAAACCGCACAATCTGAACTCGAAGCGGTAAAAGGTCAACTAACCGAAGCCAACACGACAATTGAAAGTTTCAAGGCAATGAAGCCGGAAGAGCTGAAGGTCGCCGCCGATGAATGGAAAGCCAAGTATGAACAGGCTGAAAAGGATTACGCGGGCAAGTTGGCAAACATGCAGTTTGATACTGAACTTGAAACCGCGCTAGTTGGCGCAAAGGTCAAGAACGCAAAGGCAGCCAAAGCACTACTCAGTACCGATGACCTACGGGATGCTAACGGCAAGTTTATTGCTGAACGCTTCACCGAACAGATCACAAAAATCAAATCCGAAGCTGATTACTTGTTTGAATCCAGTGAACCCGCCCCCAAGATTGTCACGGGCGGCAACAATCCAAAACAAAGTGTACCCGATGCACTCGAAGCAGCAATGTTCAAAGGCGCGGGTATCAAACCACCTGAAGGATAAAAGGTAATGTCCACTTCAATCTCTCTCGTAAGCAAATTTCTTGCATTGATCGATGCGGTTTACAAGCTGGAAAGCAAAACCGCCATGCTTGACGCCCTCACCCAATCCCCCGATTTCTTGGGTGCCAACGAAGTCAAGGTTATGAAATTGTCCGCCGTCGGCTTGGGCAATTATTCCCGCACCACCGGCTACCCTTCCGGTGACATCACCGCCGCTTGGGAAACCATGCAGCTTGCAGCCGAGCGCGGGCGTGCGTTCACCCTTGACCGCATGGACAATGAAGAATCCCTCGGCTTGGTTCTCGGCAACCTCATGCGCGAATGGATGCGCGTGTATGTCGGTCCCGAAATCGACGCGTACCGCTTTGCCAAGTATGCCGCCAATGCTGGCAACTATGCCAGTGATGCGACCCTTTCCACTGCCTCTGGCGTTTTGGCTGCTATCGACGCCGCCAATCTCGCTCTGAACGAAGATGAAGTACCCGAGGAAGGGCGCAAGCTGTTCATCACCTACACCCTGTATGAACTCTTGAAGGGTGCTATGACCCGCACTTGGAGCAATGATGCCGCTCTCAATCGCGCCGTCAAATTCCTCGAACAGACTGAGATCATCCCCGTGCCCCAGGCACGCTTTTACACCCAGATTGCTTTGAACGCCGGTGCAACCAGCGACGCGGGCGGCTTTGCAAAGCACGGCTCTGGCAAGGATATGAACTTCCTGCTTTTGCACCCCTCCGCTGTCATTCAGCCGATCAAGTTGAATCAGGTCAAGTACTTCGCCCCTGAAGTCAACCAACTGAGCGACGGTCATTTGTGGCAGTACCGCCTGTACCATGACGCGTTTGTCCCTGACAATAAAGTCAATGGTATCTATCGCCACAACAAGGCTTCATAGGTGGTGTGAAATGTTTCTCACCAAAGATGGTGTGACCTTTGAAGTCACTCACCCGAGCGAAATTTCCCGCCTGAAACGCGCCGGTTACAAGGAAGAAAAACCGGTAGCGCCTGAAGCACCTGAAACGCCTGCCGCACCGGTGGAAGTCAAGCCGGAAGTAAAGAAAACCACCAAAAAGGATGGTGAATGATGACACTCAAACCCGTATCCTCGGGCGGTATGCTCAAAGATGTCAATGACAACTTTGCCGACATTATGCCCATTGACACCCATGTTGGTCTTGGTGTGTTGCGTGTGGCGCGGTTTGAATTTGACACCGCTGAGGAAGATAGCGCCGGTGCAGATAATAGCGCCGTTGGTGCTCATGGCACTGGTGTAACCCTCCCGATCCATGCCATTGTGGTTGGTGGTTTTGTGGATGTGAACACCGCGTTTACTTCCGAAAACACCAACAACGGCACCATTGCAATTAAGGTTGAAGGCGCGAATGACATCATTTCAGCCGCCGCCGTGAGTGGTTCCCCGTATTCCACGATTGGACGCAAGGCGATTGTGCCGAAAGCCAACACGCCGGAATCAACCAGTGTGAAATGCACCGCCGCACGCGAGATCACCTGTACCGTGGCAACTTCCATCCTGACCGCTGGAAAATTGACCGGTTACATTTACTACGTTGAAGGCGTTGCCTCCGCGTAACCTTTGAAATTAGCCTCAGCATGTCATACGCAAACTACACCCACTACAGCACTGTGTTTCTTGGCAATGCCATTGCTGAGGCTGATTTTCCCCGCTTGGCTTTACTGGCGTCGGCACATATTGACAACATCACATTTAACCGCGCCGCTGCAATCATCACCGCAGACGATCCCGATACCGATGTAACCGCAATCAAAAATGCCACATGCGCCATTGCCGAGGAAATCCAACGGCAAGAAAGCACCGATAATGTTGACGGCATTGCCTCCGAGTCACAGGGTAGGTACTCAGTAGCCTATAGTGCTAATTCCAACAGATCCCGCACCAATCAGCAAAAGATTGAAGATGCCGCCAAACTTTGGCTTAACTCCACTGCATTGATGTTTGCTGGCTTTTCATACGGCGAGTATGGAAACGAAAGTGACGATGATACCTAACGGGCACATCACGATCTATAACCGGTATTTTGTCAGTCGCGTTGAAACCTATCAGCGCACGGTTATCAAGAATGTTGTGTGGGAAGCGACCAAGGCAGTTAGCGGACGTTCCACCGGTGTACTGGCGTCCAATGTGGCTACAGTATTCATCCCCATGGCACGTGGCGCGGATTATTTGAAGCCAAAGGCGTGGCAAGCGCTTGTTACCAAAACCGGTAACTGGACACTGCAAGAGGGTGATGTCATTGTACGTGGCGAAATCACCGACACCATTACTACTGAGTACAAGCTATCTGACCTACGTGCCGAATATGACGATGTTGTTGTTATCTCATCCGTTGACGCCATGGATCAAGGCTCGCCCAACGTGCAACATTGGGAAGTTGGCTGCAAATGACGAATCACATCAAGATTGAAACTCCACGCGGTGCCGTGTTTGTCGGTCCAAACGGAAAAGCAGAATTGAAATTCAATTCCAATTTTGCCCCACGATTGACAAAGCAATACACAGCCGCCCAAAAGTTTGTTGATTCTGAAGTGTTGCGTTATTCAGAGCCATTTACACCATTGCTCACGGGCACGCTTATCAAATCAGGCATTCTGGGCACGGTCATTGGTAGTGGCAAAGTATCTTGGATTATGCCCTATGCCAAACGGCAATACTATCGCGGGCGGCGTCCTGGCACTCAGCAAGCGGGCGCATTGCGCGGGCGGTACTGGTTTGAACGCATGAAAGCGATACGCGGAAAAACCATTATCGCGGGTGCCAAGAAACTTGCGGGCGGTGCCCAATGAGCATGATAGGCGCAATTCAAACGTACATCAAAACCTATAGCTCGTTGGTTGCCAATGCGCCGGTATGGGTTGACTACATCGGCAAAGAACCTACTCAGTATGCGATTTCTCCCCTGCCTGGTGCGCGGATCGTTGAAACCTATCTTGATGAAAGCACTACGCGAGAATTCCCGTTTGCATTTGAGTTGGTTGAATTTACCAGTGACGATGCAACCCGCCTTGAAAATCTTGGTTTTTTTGAAGCCTTTGCAAAATGGCTTGAAACTCAAAGTGAAGCAGGAACATTGCCAACACTTGATGCCGGTATGACGCCTGAAAAGATCGAAGCACTCGGCTGGGGCTACCTTTTGGATGAAGGTGAATCCGGTACGGGTGTGTATCAAATCCAATGTAAGTTAACCTATAGCGAAGTTGCACCATAGGAGGCATATGCCTAGCACAACTATTAAGTATTTTTCGTATGAACATCTACCGCCGAAATTGCAAGAGGTTTCAAAACCCATGGCAGAGTTGGCAAAGTTGATGGAAGAGATGCTACCTGATGGACCCGAAAAATCCGCCAGTATGCGTAAACTTTTGGAGGCAAAGGATTGTTTTGTCCGCGCCTCTCTTGAGAAAGTGAGTGAATAAACATGGCTGAAACAAAAATCAAACGAAGTAAGTTTGCCCTTTTCATTGACACCACACCGGCAAGCAGCCCAACATGGTCATTGATTGGCACTGGCTTTACGTCTGCCACAATCAACTACAACCCTGAAGTGACCACCGAAGGGTACATTCACCAAGACGGCAAAACGGCAACGGTTGAAAACTACGCCCCCACCATCCCGATTGATGGGAAAGCGATCAACGAAGAAGCCGTTTTCGAGTTTATCGACAACCTCCGCCGCACCCGCGCAACTGGCAGTGCCGCCGAAACCGACATTCTCATGGTGTATGAATACGAAACCCCTGTGAGCACCGATCAATACCCCGCAGAGTTGCAGCCTGTCACCATTGCCATTGAAACATTTGGCGGTGATGC